TCTGTTAATTCAGATTCATAGGGATTCGGAAGGTCTTTATTATCCATCTGTAGGGACTGTTCGTACAGTTGCCCCGCTTCTTTTCCAAGTTCATCCTCAATCGCTTCTTTTAGCGTTTCAGAGAACTCTCCCGATTCTTTTAATTTGTCCACTAACTGCACTAATGGCTCTACCGCTCTACGCTGATCAGATAACTGCTGGGCTTTTTCTGTATTAGATTTCTGCCACTCGTGTCTGTTCACGCTATCGGTTCGCCACAATTCAATATCTTCAGTAGAAAACTTTGAGCCATCTTGATCTTCGTAAACGAAGGAGTCACCAGAATTATCTTCGGACTCTGTACTAACCGTATTGGTTTGCTCTTCTGTCTCTGCTTCAGTTTGATTTTCTTCAGTTGCGGATTGGGTTTCTGCTGTTTCTGTAGACTCTGTAGTCTCAGCCTGTTCTGTAGTCTCTTCCTGGGTGGATTGCTCTTGAGGCTGTTCACCTAAGAGTTCTCCAGGAATAGAAATATTGTCGTAGCTATCTGTTGACTCAAAAGGGATTTCCTCTGGAGTTGCAGATATATTTCCTACGGTTAAATTTTCTGATTCGGGTGTCACTTCTAAATTCGTTGTCCCCGCTATATTGATTTTATCCATTTTAATTACCTTTCAGTTGGTCTTTCGACACTGGTTTTGTTGCAAAAAACATAAGTAGCACGGTTCTTTCACCTTTGTGCGGTTCTACCTTATGCTTTAATGGTTTATCATATTTTCCAGCAGAGTACATTACCCCACTTAAATAATGGTTATGAACGATCACTTCTTGATCATCAATTAAAAACTTTAACTCTCCGCCTGTAAAGCTATCTGGATCAGATAATAAAGCAGATGTCCCCAGCTTACACCAAGCCATATGGTTATCAACCAAAGTACCATTTTCTTCTTTACATCCATCATAATGCCAATCGTGTCCTTTCGGTCTTGTTTCTATCCGCCAATAGCTTGGAGTAGATAAAATAAGCTCCTGGTCATCTACAGCCGATTGATAGCGTTTTGCTATCTTTTGAATGATTTCATTAGAAAAGTCATTTGTTCGAGCTTGAGATTTGCCCATATCCTTTAGATTTTGGACTTCATCGAGGTTTACTATGCCTAATATGTGGTGCATTTATTTATAAGGTCTGTAACAATATTTTATTCTGAATCGTCATAGTATTTCATTTTTCCTCTTTTTGTTAAACGATACTTATGTCCCCGTATCTTTTTAGGAATAGTTTTTCTCCACTCTTTTGATTCTGGTGTATTCCAATGCCCCTCTTGATGTAAATGCCCGTGTTCCGATTGATTTGGTTCGTTTCTTGTAAACATATGTCCAATATCTCTAAGCGACTTAGGATCTGAACCTCTTTTAGGTGGTAAATACACATCAATATCTTTAAAATCTTTAGCAAGTGTCTTTTTTAATTTCTTTTTTTTAGACTTTGTTAATGCTTTCTTATAGGCTTCTTTGCCTTTTTTCGTATAAGCGTACTTTTTACCTTTTAACTTTGGCATTATTTATCTCCTTTTAAATTTTAGCGGACAATTAGAAAACATACCGATCAAGCCCTTGATTCTGGCATTTGTTCCATCTCACCTTGTCCGCCAACCATATTTGTAACAGTCATAATTCTTTCTTGCATTTCTGGTGGTAACATTTGAAAACCTTCAGCTTCTAATAAACCAGGGTTTTGTGTTGCCATTTGTGCTAATGCTTCTTCTGCTTGACCACCAACACCCTCTTGCATTGCTTGTTCAATTAACATATTAAATTGCTCTTGCATCCCTTCCGCCTGTTCTACTTGCTGTTGTGGTGGTACTTGCTGATTACGCACATACCAGTTCTGTATTACTTGCTGTTTATCAGATACATTTAAGGCATTTACTACCTCTTCAATACCATACACACCTACCTGGAATAACTCCAATGCTCGTTCTTCATTAGCAACTCTTCCCTGTGCATATCTGGATCCAGTAGTAACATTTACATCAAACTCACTATCTCGAAGTGAACTGGCGGTACCAGGATTAAATTGTGGACTATTCTCTGGATTGCCATCTGCATCATATACGCCACCTGGATCAAATTCAGTAAACTCAAAAGAACCTTCAGCATCCCGCTCTCTAATAGAACGTATCTGCTCATCATAAGTAAGGATCATCTGCACCATATACTCACCGATCTCTTTGGTGAACCTGGCTACTTCTTTATTGATCTTAAATCTTTGTCTGGTTTGACTGGCTTCTTGGAGTGCTACAATTGCCCTTCCAGAAGTAACACCACCTGGCTTACGTCCTTGCGTTACATCATTTACGCCTGTAATGTTTTCCATAAACTGACCAACTTGAGCAATATAATTCTGAATATATCCTGGTATTGGCGGTGGAGTCTCAAAGGTTACATCACTTGGATCTACAACAGTAATCTCTTCTCCTGGTGATCCTGTGATCGGTCTGGTCATTTGACCTTTTGCTCGTTGCGTTACCTTTCTAATCGGAAAGCCCATTCTTCTAATATTTTCATTAATAGAGCTAAATGTTTCATTAATTGCTTTAGTCTGAGTGCGTACTAACTCTGTTTCTCCAATTCCCCAAAAGTTGTGAGGGCTTTTATAGTTTGATACCATAAATACTGGCATCCGATATAATTCTAATGGTTCATCAACAATGAGCTTATCTCCAACAACTACGGTGTGCCTTCCATATGGATACTTCTCTGTATCTAATTCATTGCTGTAGCATTCAATTACTAAGGCTACATCTGCATCTTGAGTTCCTGGATTATCACTTTGTAGTCCGCTATCATCTGACTTTTGAAATGCTTTGTAATCGTCTAATCTTCCATCGGCATTACATTTAATATCATATTCTCTTTGTATCTTTGATATTTCCATTGGCACAGCAAATAAGAAATACTCACCCGCTTGTAAGTCTAATTCATTAGCATATGGATGAGGAATAACAGAAAAAGGATCAATAACTTGAATATCAAAACCTTTAAATGCTCCTGTATCACTTATCTCTGGCAGTATCTGTAAAAACCCATTGGAATAGATTAAACTATCCTTTACTGCTTGGAGTATCTTACCGTACAGATCAGACTCCTCTACAATTTGCTGGAATCTCTTCTGCATCATATCGGCAAAGAATACATCGTTTTGTTCTTTTGGCAATATATCTACTGTTGGCTGAAAATCATTAATGATCGGCAAGATGGTTTCAACTACCGCTAAAGGAAAGTTAAATATCATCCTGGACTGACTCTCAGTTCCCTTACTTGCAGATGCCCAGTGCCTACCATAGTATAAGCGTTCATTCTTACGCCATCTATCTGCCTGTTTATCTCTGGCTTTTTTACTGCGATCTAACCAGTTTCTAATTTGCGGTATACGTTCTGCAACGTCTGCTACCTGGTCTAATGCATCACTCTGATCAGCAGATGCGTAATAATCCATTCCAGCCATTATAAACTATCCCATTTTGGTTGTGTGCTGTCGTGATTAACGACTATCTTATCTATAAATCGTTGCGTATCAGTGCGTTCATCTTTCTTCTTACTACTGGCAACAACTTCTCCAATTAAATATTTTAAACTATCACAAGCGTGATCATCCTTTTTTAATGGTCTTTCTGGTTGGTTTAACTCTGCCCTGGATGCACTTGGCTGTTCCCATTGGTAATTGATTAACTCTCTGACCAGATTCTCACAGCTCTTGTGTATATAAATCTTATTCTTCTTGAAATACTCTGTAACCTTATCAATACCACCCTGGACATCATTGTTTGCATTGATTACAGGAACTTTTAACTGTCTGTAACGATTACCAATAGTTTCTGGATCATCTTTCTTTCCAGCTCCTGTTGATGGATCAATAACGTATGTCTCATAACGACCTTCGTTCATATACGCATTAATTGCCCTGGCGTGATAGTCTACATCTTGCCCAGCTTCGTAATGCTCTCTATAAATAAATAATACATCGTCCTGGTCTACTGCTCCCCATAATACCGCTGTTGGGTTAGTCCTACCGTGATC